ATGAAGCCGCAGAACTTGACGGCCAGGAACTTCCGCAGCTACCCCGAGCTCGAGATACCAATGAGCGGGATCCAGTTAGCTACCCTGTGCGGCGAGAACGGCGCTGGCAAGAGCTCAGTCCTTAAGGCTATGCTATTCGGCCTCTTCGGAGCCGAGCCCGGGCTATCGCTGGACGACTATATTCGTCGCGGTGAGACGGAAGCCCGGGTGGAATTTATATTTGCGCTCATCGGTAATACCTATCGAGTCATCCGCACGATTAAATCCAAACACACGCTCGAGTTCGCCCTCAAGAACGGTGACAAGTGGGAAACGCTAACCGGCGACACGATCGCACAGACACAGCAGCGCATAAACGAGACCTTGTGCCTCGACCAGGACGGGTTTTTAAAGTCCGCCTGGATCAGCCAGGGCGACGCTGATGCCTTCACCCGCGCTAAGCCTACCGAACGTAAGGGAGTGTTCGCCAGCATCCTCAACCTCGAGATTTGGAAACGGTTACAGGACGCCGCGAAGAAACGTCTACGCGCGATCGAGGATGATATTACAAAAGTGCGCGGTGCCCTGGTGTACATCGACGGCGAGCTCGAGCGCAAGGGCCAAGCGGTCGTCGATCTGAGGGCCGCACGCGACAAGGCTCAAACCTATGAATATGGCGTCAAAAAGCTCGAGACCGAGAAAGAGAAGCTTTTCGAAGAAGAGAAGCGATTTCTGGAATTGCGGATCCACCATGAGGATCTCAAAAAGCAGAAGCAGGCCGCTATCAACATCGATGACGAGATGGACGGCAAGATCTCGTCCCGGAATGTGACCATTAAAAGCCAACAGGCCCTCGCTGATTCCGCTGAAGAGCTCGATCAGAAGATGGAAAGAAGAGATCAGCTGGTCCAGACGATTGCAGATCTCGAAGAGACGGCCAACCGCTGGAACGAAACGAACCAGAAGCGCCTCGAGCTGCGATCACAATACCAGGAGGTAAAAGCTGTCGTCGACGTCTTCGTAACCGAGCGGTCGAATACGCAAAGAGAGGCCGACAAGGTCGACAAAGACCTGGCAGTGGTTGAAGCAAAGCTGGTGGAGCTGAGCACCGAGACCGCTCATAACTGCCCCATCTGTAAGCAGGAAATAAAAGACCAGGCGCTCGTAGAAACCGGCAAGGTCTATGAAGTGGAGCGGCAAAAGGGCAATGCTCTGGTGCAGGAACTTTCACAGAAGCTGGCGAGCCTTGACCTGAAAGTCGAGCAAGGGAATGAACCACTCGCAAAGCTGGTGGAACAGGCCGACCAACTGCCCACTATCGAATACGATCAGGGCGCCCACGACGGCATGAAGCGTGAACTCGAGGGTATGAACGGCATCGAGACCAGGTTAGCTGAAGCGCGGGGTGCTGCAACTCGCATCATCGAGATCCAGAGTGAAATAGACGGTTTCGCCAGCCACCGGGAATCCTGGAAGATCAAACGCGAGAAAATCGAAGAGCAGTTGCTGGCGATGGCTGATGACCTCAAGAAGGCCAACGAGTCAGAGGCCGCTGCCGAAGAAATCATCCAGAAAACCCGGAACGCTCGGAAAGACCTCGATGATGCAAACGCCAGTGTCACCCGCCTCGAGGCGGAGATCGAACGGTTGAAGAAACTCGCAGATGAATCAGCCGATGATCGCAAACGCCAGGACGAACTCCATGCCACCGCGGCCACATGGCGGTACCTGGTCGAGGCCTTCGGCAAGGACGGGATCCCCGCGCTCATCATCGATGCGGCCATCTCGGAAGTCGAAGACATCGCCAACGACATCCTGACGAGGCTGGGTACCGGCCTCGAGGTGAAACTTGAAACACAGAAGGCGTTAAAGAGCTCCGATCGGATAGCGGAGACGCTGGACGTGAAGATCATCGAGGACGGCTTCGACCGGCCGTATGAGACGTATAGCGGAGGCGAGGCGTACAGGGTAAACGTGGCGCTCAGAGTGGCGCTCTCGAAGCTCCTGGCGCGACGTGCCGGCGCACATATCGAGACGCTCATCCTCGACGAGCCTGAGGGCCTGGACGAGGAAGGCCGCGCCAAACTGGTCGAACTGCTGCAGATCCTCAGTGAGACGTTTTCGACCATCCTGCTGATTTCCCACCATGAGGATCTACGCGAGGTATTCCCGGCGCGGATCGAATGTAGCAAGGGCCCGGAAGGCTCTTCGGCGGAGGTGGTGATGGCGTGAGTTGTAACCGCGATACGTACTGCGAGCTGCTGGCGGATGTTCGCGACCCGGGCCTCATTGGCCAGACGGATGATAAGAGCTATGCCAAGTCAGTGAGGGAGGCTTTTGCCGACCGGGACGATGTCTGCCGCATTTGTAAAATCGCCAGAAAGGCAGCGCGCATGGAGATAAACCAGATGGCGAGGGAGATATGAACGGAGCGTGTCCTTACCCCGATTGCGGAAAAGAGATTGAAGAGAACCACTACGAAATGGACGACTCAACCAGCTTCGAGATCGAATGCCCGCATTGTGAGCGGGGCATCGGCGTCGAGGTCGAGTTTGATCCTTATTACACGCTCAGCATTGAGCGCAGAAAATATAGTAGCGATTGGGACCGCCGGAGGATTCAGCAAGAACTTTATCGGCGGGAGCGTCGCAAAAGAGATCATGGGCGCAGATCAAATGATCGTGGCCGCTGGCTGGCGATACAAGCATTCACTAAGAACAAGGAGACCACATGAGCAGCGTACCTGAGAACGTAGACCCGGCAACGGGATAGATGGATATCTACATCCCAAAAATGCGAGAAGACGAACGGACAATCCAATCTATTTGCTTCGAGGACGCTTCAAATTTCTCGGTGGACGACTGCACTGGTACGACACGGATTGCCTATTACGAGGAGCCTGGAGAGATGGCGGTGGTCGGCTATTTTGCAGTTTATAAAGGCGACTTCTTAAGTCATCGCGTACCGGCAAGAATGGTTGTAGTTCAATACCGGGGGCTGCGCGCGAAGCGGTCGCTGAAGGCGGACGGGGGCCAGGCTTGACCTTCGGCCTCCTCAACCTCGAAGACGACGGCCTAGTCCAGATGCCAAGCGGTCTGCTCGTCTCTGAGGACGTGGCAACTGCTGAGATTAAGCGAATGAGGCGGCCGACCTGCATCGATCTGTTTGCTGGCTGCGGTGGTTTCTCGCTCGGGATGATCCAGGGAGGGTTTGAGGTTGTTGCCGCGCTTGAATGGGATTCCGCTGCGGCAGAAACCTACATGGTCAATTTGTGCCGCTGGGGGCAACATGATGTTCACTTCATCGACGAATCAGACAAGGAAAAGTTCAATAAATATCTAGAGCGCGAAGAAAAAGCAAAGGAACGGTACCGCAATCAACGCGACAAGGCACTTGCACCAGACGCCGCGAAGCATGGTTTCGCCACCCCCACGGTAGCCGGCAGCGGCTGGATCAACCATTACCCGGAGCAACCCGGAGTATCTCATTTTTTCATGGGGGATGTGCGCCATATATCAGGCGCTGAGATTCTGGACGCAATCGGAATGGAGCAGGAGGAACTCGACTGCATCGTGGGCGGACCGCCTTGCCAGGGATTCAGCCGGGCCGGTCACAGAAATGTTATGGATCCTCGCAACAGTTTGGTCTTCGAGTTTATGCGCCTCGTCTGTGAAATCCGACCCAAGACAATGATCTTCGAGAATGTCCCCGGGATCATCGACATGGTCACCCCAGACGGTCAGCCTGTGGTTGATGCGTGTGCTGCCATCCTTCGAGACGGCGGGTTCGCGGACTATAAACGATTCCTGAAGGCGGTAGAGGCTCAGACCGGGCGAGTTGGTGTCGTCAGGAGCACGCCGGTTCAAAAGGCGAAGACGGCGCCTATTGACGAGAGGGAAGATCAGCTGTCATTTTTGGAGGCACACGAGTGACCCTAACCCTCTGCTCGACCACAACCGCATACCGGGACCGGGAATCCCAACCAACAGGACGCTTCGGCGTCACTTTTTTTGCTGTGGATAACTTTTGTGGGGGTGTGGATAAGTGAGCGGCTTGGCCAGTCACGAGCCTGCGAGTCACAGCGGCGGCACAGACGAGTGGCTCACACCCCCAGCCATCATTGACGCCCTAAGACCTTTCGACTTGGATCCGTGTGCGCCGGTTAAAAGACCTTGGGAAACGGCTGCACACCACTTCACGATCGAGGATGACGGGTTGTCGCGCCCCTGGGAAGGCCGTGTGTGGTTAAACCCGCCCTACGGCAATGAGACCGGGAAGTGGCTGGCAAGACTCGCAGATCACGGTAACGGTATTGCGCTGATTTATGCACGAACCGAGACGAAAACATTCTTCGATCACGTATGGTCCCGGGCCGACGCTCTGCTATTCCTCAAGGGGCGGTTGAGCTTCCACCGGCACGACGGCAGCATTGGACCGAACCCAGGCGCGGCCTCAGTGTTGATCGCTTATGGAAAAGCCAATGCTGCGTGTCTGGCTGTCTGTAAATTGCCGGGCGTCTATGTAGTTGGATGGCGTAGGCCAGAGCAGCCAGTGTCGCTATTCGATAAGGAGGTGCTAAATGGCTGAATTCCCCTTTTTCCGTTTCTTTGTAGGCGACTACCAGTCCGATACCGACCACCTCTCCACGGAGGAACACGGAGCCTATCTTCTGCTCCTGATGCACTACTGGCGTAAAGGATTTTTGAAAAAAGACCCGAGTAAATTGAAAAATATTTGCAAACTTTCTCGATTTAAATTTAACAAATATTTTCCCACTTTGATGGAATTTTTTGAAGAGTCGGACGGCTTTCTAATCAATAAGCGAATGGAAAAAGAACTGCAATATGCAGGTAAAAAGAGCGAACATGCGAGGCGGGCGGCTCAAGCTAAATGGGATGCGGTCGCAGATGCAGGAGCAATGCCCGAGCATATGCCCGAGCTATGCCCGGACGATGCTATGTCAGAAGTCAGAGGTCATAAAGACCTTACCCCCTTACCCCCACAAGTGGGGGAACTTGAAATTAAAGAAGAAAAGCCAACCCGGCGGCTACGATCCGCGGGTACAAGTTTGAGGCAGACTGGCGATGCCCCACGGCAAATATCCGGCAAGGAAAAATACGAAGCCGAAAAGCAGGCCGCAATCGATCGCCGCAAAACCCAGGAGGCTGAAGAAGCCCGGATAGAATCCGAGAAGCTCAGCCATGAAGAAAATCTTGAAGCCATCCGGGCGATAAAAAACAGGAAGCAACAGCAAACCGACGAGGTCGTGATCTGATGCTGCCAACCCTCGAAGACCTGGGCATCGAAACTCACGCCGATGTGAAATACGCTTCCGGGCCGGTGGACTGCGATGGCGAGATGATCGTCCGTGAAAGGTTCGGCGAGCTAGTTGAAATCCAGTGCTTGCTCTGCGCTGAGAGCGTCTGTGTGCCGGTGCCAGTGAAGCGGGACATGAGCTGGCGAGAACGGGCTGATCTGAAATGACACCCCTTGCAAGCAGCGTGGACACGGAACCCCATGCAAGCATGATCGAGATTCTGTGCCATGACGGAGGCCGCACCCACGCGCCAGCCAGTTTTCTCCGCACCAGAAGCGGTGAACTTTGGGAGGAGCTCCACTTCCTGGGGGGGGGTACCATTGAAACGCTTTCAGATTTCCTTGGCCGCAGCCGGTGCGCAACTGCGCGGATGCTCACCAGGCTCAGATCATACGGGCTTGTCACGCATTACGAAAGGCTTGGGGAGACCGTTTATCGGGCGCTCGACTTTGAGTGCCTGGACCGATCCGCGGTGGATGTACAGCGAGCGAAGTGGCAGCAAAACAAAATAAACAGAAAGGGGTAGCAGCATGACCGACATCCGCACCTGTGGCGATTGCAAGTACTGTTGGCATGAAACCTGCCCGGTTCGATGCAGACATTCCGATGACCGCTGGGCGGAGTTGCCGGCTTGTGACCACAGCTACGTACCGCACTTTATCCGCGCATGGAAAGACCTTGGTGAAGTATTAGCAGCGCCGTTCATCCCACTACTGGACAAGATAGAAAAATGGCTGGAAGAAAGGGGAAATATCGCGATGAGCGACCAAGCGATAAAGAAACGTTGCGCTGACTGTGGCAACCCGCTCGGGGTATGGAATGACGATCCATACCAAAATGCCGATGGCGAGGATATCTGTGACCGCTGCCATCACGGTAAAAAGCCGGAGCGGATCCGAAGGAGCCACGGCCAGTATGGACCGCGTGAGATTGTCCAGGAAGAAACATACCAGGCGCTCAATGAGTTTAATGAGGCTACCGCTGAGCAGATCGCCCAGGAGCTCGGTATCCCTTATCGGACCACTTACCAGCGGTTGGTTAAATTGATGTACGTGGGCCGTGTCACGCGGCGCCGGCACCAGGACAAGATTTTTTTGATCGGACATCCACCTTACTTTTGGAGGGCAAGATGAAACTCGGCATGAAAATTGACAGTCAGCTCACGGAGGTGGCCAATGGCGAAGAATGAAGCACGTTTGTCTCCCACCCTTCTCCGAGAACAGGAACTCAATGATTTAAAGAACGAAAATAAATCCCTAAAAGCGAGACTCAACCAGTTTGAGATGCATCGGAATTATTCAATCCTGAGAAACCTGGCGGCTGTGCTCGAGGATCTGGAGGACGTGGCCGGCAATGGTTGGCAGAACCAAACCCCGGGCAGAAGCTCCGGTCAGAATGGATCCGGCGGTAGCGGTGACCAGGTCGTTGCTGATTTTCTGCTCGAGTTCGAGAAGGGGATCCGTAACTTCGCAGCCGATGGCAAGAACTTCTTGAGCGACCGGCAGGACAACCTATTGCCCGAATCGGGCGCAGCGAGCAAGGAAAAATATCGCCCCTGGATCATCTGCGGCGCATGCTCGAGACTGGCCAGGGAGAAAAAGAAAAATGGCGGACGCGGGGCTTCTGGAGTAAAATTCGCATCATGAGTACTTTCTCAAATCGGAAAGAAACGAAGCTCAGCGCTCGGGCGATGAAGGAAGCCGCCGAAGAAATGCGCAATATGGCCGGGCAACTGATTGCCGATTTTTCCACAATCGTTTTGCCGCAAGACTGGAGAGAAGACCCCGAACTTGCTCAGGCCGTGATGGAGTTCTTCGGAATCGCAAACCTTGAAGACTCGATGACTGACAATGGAGATGGAACCTTTACGCATGTGTTCACTCCTCGCTAGAACATTCTGAGCGGGTCGGCGCGGCGATAAGCTTCCTTCAGCCTGATTCCGGTCATGTGGACATAGATCTTCGTGGTCTCTGGCGATTCGTGTCCCAGGAGCTCCTGTACCGCATACGGATCCACTCCCCCGGCTATCAGCATCGTGGCGCAGGTGTGACGGAGCGTGTGCGGTGAGCAGCGGACACCGGAGATCCCGGACCTCTCCCCCAGGCGAGTAACGATGGCTTCGACGTGACGAGCCTTGATCCGGCCGTTCCGGGTGACGAAGAGCGGGTCCTTGGAATCAGCCGGCGGTAATGACAGCCTCCAGTTGATGTACCGCGGCATGATCCGCTCGAGCTTCTCACTCATACAGACCACGCGTTCCTTATCACCCTTACCAATCACCCGCATGAGGCCGTTGGGCATGTCCACGGACTCCATGTTGAGGGATACGAGCTCCGCAAGTCTGAGCCCCGATCCCAGGAAAGTCAGAATCATTACGTGGTTTCGAAGCCCCATGAAGGACGAGCACTGCTGTAGGCTGGCGTGAAGCATCGACTTGACCTGATACTCCTCGAGGCAGTAGGGGAAGTGCTTTTGCTTCTTCGGTTGATGTAGATCGCTTGTGACCGGGTTTTCAATCATGAAACCCTCCTTGACCAGATATTGAAAGAAAGTGTGCAGGGTCCGGTAATGGACGCCTATACTCGGAGGTTTAAGTCCGCGATCCTTCTTAAGATGAAGGACATAGCGGCTTATTGCAAGAGGGGTTACATCGGAGAGAGGCAAAAATCCCAGGAACTTATCGAAGCTGCGAAGGACGTAATCATAGCTTCTGAGCGTGGAAGAGCTGAGATCCTTTACCTGGCAGCGGAGCAAGAAGGCGGCCATCGGGTCATGGAGAAGGCTCGGTGACGCGGATCCAGTATCGGCAAGGATGTAGTGGCCGACCTTCTTCTCGCTGAGCGTGGGCTTCGGTCTCAAAAACCGCCTCCTGGAATAATAATTCTTGCAAGTGATGCACTTTCAGGGATACCGACCTGCTATATTGACTCCGACGTCGGTCTTCTGCGCCCTAAATTCGGCACAAATAGACCAAAGGATTAAAAAGATATGTCAATCGGCCACCCTAAGAGGTGGTCATTTGCGTTTAAGGAGGGAAAGTGTAACAGAAAAGAGGCGATTTGTCACCACACTTATACTGTAATGTCAAATGAAATAGCAAACCTTCCGGTCAATTATACAATATTTTTTGAGAAATTTATATAAGTTTGGGGCGTCTCAGTCTGACCGACCTCCGGGCGTCCCAAAATGCTTTAATTTGCAGGTGTTTTACTTGACATAGACCACCACGTGTAGTATGATAATAACAAGTTCAATTATCAACAAGGAGGTCGGTCAAGATGCGGGCAAGCAGAGAAGAAGTGATATACAAAAAGCTGGAAAAGCTCCTCGGAGATCTACATCAGATTCCAGCTTACATGAAGCTTGAGGCTCATGGCTTCATGGATCTAGGCGTAGACAAGCTCTACGGAGACGAGGAATCGGTAACCATCGCGCTGAGCCACTACTACAAGCAGAACGGCGACATGGTGCCGGACCCGGATATGGAAGTAAGGATATATCCGGAAAGAAAGATGGCTGAGGCGCTGACATATCAAGACAGCTTCGGCTATCGAGTCGTCTATCCAAAGCCGGGCTTTGTCAATCCGAAGGCCAAGAGGGAAATGAATGTTTTCCTGAATCAGTGGCTTTCGAACATTCTTGCGCAGGGGCATCGCCTGAGCATCGGTGAGGAGGTTGCTTCATGAATACCGACTTACTGGACAGCGCGATCAAAACACGCCTCAAAGCGCACTTCACAGGAAAAATCAACGAAGCCAGGCGTCTTTATCAGGCCACCGAAACAGACGATTATCTCAACGGCAAGATCACAGCGTATTCGGAAATCCTCACTGAGCTAAAAAAATGTGGGTGCCAGTCCATGAATTATCAGGACAAAGAAGGCAATCAAAAACCGGTGACAAGGGAAGTCCTGCAAGACTATATCCGAACGCAAGTAGTTGGATTCGATGAAATCTTGGATGGCGACAGGCTCGATGATGTCATTTACGATCTTTGTCGCTACCTCGACCTAAAACCCTCGGAAGTAGCGGCGGATATTTCCAGAATCCACTACCACTACGAGGTCGGTAAAGACACATAAAAGAAAATCGGAGGTCGGTCATGCGGGAATTTATTGTGAAGGTACCAGTAAAGGGCATAGCCTCGGTTCGGCTCAATGCCAAGGATCCAGACGAAGCAAAGCAGAGGGCGCTTGAGAATTGGTCGACTGGCGATGTTGATCAATTCGACTGCTGCGGACAGGTGATTGTATCTGCCGGCCGCGAGATCTGCGAAGAATGCGGCGGCTATACCAACGGGGGCTCTCCTACACCCTGCTTTTGCAATAAGGGTGAGCAGTGAGCAGCGTCGCCCTCCTGGCAATTGACTCAGTGCAACCGAATCCGGACCAGCCCAGGAAGTCATTCAACCAGGAAAAGCTCGAAGAGCTTGCCGCTTCGATCACGGAGCACGGACTTATTCAGCCGGTCTCAGTGGTCGCTCGAGGATCCCAGTTCATGATTGTGGCCGGCGAGCGGCGTTGGCGGGCCTGCAAGATAGCCGGGCGCAAGCAGATTGAAGCGATCGTCATGAAAGTGAACAAGCGGAAGGTCGCTGAGCTCGCGCTCATCGAGAACATTCAACGCGAGGACATGGATCCCATCGAGACCGCGTTCGGTTACAAGGCGCTGCTCAATAGCGGCTTGGACATCAAGGAGATCGCGGCCAAGCTCGGAAAAAAGACCAACGAGATCAGGTACTACTTGCAACTGACCCGCCTGGGAAAACAGTTGCAGGAAGCTGTAAAGCTCGGCGCTGTGAATCTGTACCTGGCCTGGGAAATCGCCAGGCTCGAGGATCTCGAAGAACAGCAGATGATTTTCAGGAAGGTCAGAGATGCCCAGCTGAAGGCCAATCAGGTAAGCAACTTCATCACCTCGTACCTTGCGGCCAGGGAGCAGACAGCGTTCTTTGAGGCTCCCACGGAGCGTGAGGTCATGGCGAAGGAGACCCGGGACGAGATCGAGCGGATGCTCGAGGCAGCCGCGAAGCTTCTCTGGTCTGTGGAAGAAAAGCTCGAGCAGAACGAGTCACTCGATCTGACCGATCACCTTCTGGAAAAGATAGCGATGTCCGGCAAGAGCATGGTGCGGATCGCAGGCAGAGTCGCCAGCGCGAAGAAGACGAGCCAACTTCTCTCCGAGATCCAGCTGGAGGTGGCCTGATGTTTACCTCCAACTTCGCCAGGCTTAAAAGATTGCCTAAGGAAGGTAAACCGGTATGCATCGCAATCGGCGCTCCACGTTGGTACCGGGGAGAAAGATACACCGATCTGGCTCCTGCTCGCGAGATGCTGAGTCTCCCCCGGGCTGAGTTTGATCTGGAATACAGCAAGATCCTTCAGCATCTGGATCCGGAGCAGGTCTATGAGGATCTCGGAGAAAACGCGATTATGCTTTGCTGGGAAACCCCGAACACCTGGTGCCACAGACGCAGGGCCGCTGAATGGCTCGAGGATGCCTGCGGGATACTGATTCCGGAGTTCAGTTTCGAAAGGGAAGACACTTTGCAGTATGTTGAGCTCGAAGAGGCCAAGAAGAAAACGAAGAAGCCTTCCTCGCAATCTTCCCTTTTCTGATGGGATTTATCGGCTCGATCAACACTGAGCTCCGCAAGGTCGTCGCTGAGGTCGCGAGGGGTTGGAGCGATGCCCAGGTCTACGTTGGCTGCTCCGGAAACTTCACGGTCGAGCGGATACTGAAAGAGGTCGGCGTAGCGGAGATCCACGGCAACGATATATCTCTCTACTCGTCGGTGCTGGGGAACTACCTGGCCGGCCACAAAACCCGGCTGGGAATCAAACGAGACGACTTCGAGTGGATGCTTCCGTTCCTGGGGAGCGAGGTCGAAAAGATCGCCTGCCTGCTGGTGAGCAGCAAGCTGCTCGAGTTCGCGGATCGCGACGAACCCTACCACCGGCGGATGTTCACTGCTTACCGGAAAAGATTCCCTGAGCTCCACGCAGACACGGTGGAGAAGGTCGACAAAGCCCTGGATGGGATGCAGATCGACTCTTTTTGGGCCGGGGATTGCATCGAATTCATCCGAAACGCCCCCTCAGATGCGGTAGTGGTGAGCTTCCCGCCCACCTACAAGGGCGGATACGAGCGTCTCTACGCCAAGATGGACGAGATCTTCGACTGGGATCCTCCGGAATACGAGCTCTTTGACGAGAACAGCTTCTCGTTCCTTGTCGATGAAATGATGAAGAAACGGGAATGGCTCACGCTGAGAGACGAACCGGTGGAGATGCTGAAGGATTACCTGGTCGCTCTGGTACAGACTGGCGCCAGATCCAAACCAGTCTACGTTTATGGCTCACACGGCCGAGCACGGTTGGTGCTGCCAAGACAGAAGATTACCCCTCTCCCCTACTCGCGGATCTACGACGAGACGGAGGGTGAGCTCCACATCGTGAAGATCGAGACAGCTCAGATCAACTGGCTCAGAAGCCAATACCTGAGCAACAAGATCGTCCCGGCCGCGCCGAACATCAGCCTGGCGGTCCTCTTGGGAGACAAGCTGGTCGGTGCTCTCGGATTTTCCCCGGCCAAGTACGGACACTGCTCAGACGATACGGCCTACATGATGGCCGATTTCTGCATCGCCCCCACTTTGCACAGACGGCTTTCGAAGCTGGTGCTGGCGGCCGCGCTTTCCTCCGAGGTCAGGGGGATCCTGGAGGAGAATTTTAACCGGCGCATCAGCACTATCTTTACCACTGCGTTCACAGATAAGCCGGTCAGCATGAAGTACCGCGGCTTGTTCGAGGTGGCGAACCGCAAGGAAGGTGCAATCAACTATGAGGCCACTGCTGGCCGGTGGAGCCTGGAGGAAGGTCTTGATTGGTGGAAACTGAAGCATCTATCCAAGAAATAAACGACCGCCTGGGCGATGCGCCCTTCAAGCTGGCTCTGGTGCCCACGGAGCAGCTGGCTTTGCTGGAGAAGAACGCTCGGTTCATGAAGAGCGAGACCTTCCGCAATCTGGTCGCCAACATCAAGAAAGACGGAGCTCCCAGTTCAATACCCTTCTGCGTGAAGGAAGGCGAAAAGTTTAAGGTTCTTTCCGGCAATCACCGCGTCATGGCAACGCGTGAGGCTGGGTTTGAACAGATGGTGATCATGTACACGGAGAAGCCTTTAAGCCGCTCCGAAGAGGTGGCGATCCAGCTTTCACACAACTCGCTGGTGGGCGAGGACGATCCCATCGTGCTGCAAGACCTCTGGGACGAGATAGAACAGGTCGAAATGAAGTTCTACTCCGGCCTGGATGACAAGATCATGGAGGATCTGGAAAAGCTCTCGTTGCAGGCGCTCAGTGAGGTTGATCTGGAATACAGGCTTCTTACCTTCATGTTCCTGCCGGAGGAAGCAGAAAGGCTTCAAGAGATCTTTGAGAAAGCGGTCAGCCTGGTTTCCTGTGACGAGGCGCACCTGGTTACGAAGGGTGACTTCGACCGGCTGATTGACGGCATGGACAAGACCCGGGCCTCTTATGGAGTGCACAACTCCGCCACCGCGCTCGGTCTTATCCTGGATGTCTTCGGTAATCACATGGACGATCTCACGGAGGGCTGGCTCGATGATGAGGACGAGCCTATCCGGAAGAATGAATGGGTACCGCTGGCCAGCATCTTCGGAAACGATAAAGTCCCGGCAAGCGCCGGCGCCATTATCAAGAAGGCATTGGACCGGATGCTCTCGTCAGGTGAGGTTGGAAAGAAGAACGCCTGGCAGGCGCTTGAGTACTGGGCAGCTGAATATCTCGCTGGTGGGGAATCTACATGACTGTCACATATTACATAAGTGTCAACAAGAACCGGGGATTCCTTAAAAGACTCTTTTTCGGTCCTGAAGTGCGTGTAACCATCGTATGGCGAGCGGATAGTCAAAAACCCCTCCATTTGAGCACCTGAATATATTCACAAGTCCTGTCTCTGTGGCGGCGTTACGATGGCTTACGGTGAGTGGTACGCAGATACCTGAAAACCTCTGATAACCTCGGCGTAGTGGGTTTTTGACATTATGGATGAATCATGGAAAAAGAAGAAGAATCGTACCGATCCTCTGCCTTTTAACGACGACAGAGAGCCCTGGACGCGGCAAAAGGGCGAGACTAATAAAGCTTTTGAGGCATTCGTTCTCTACCGGGACATGGGGACTTCTCGCTCTTGTGCCAAGGTTGCAGACCATTTGAGCAGATCGAATACGCTGATTTTCGGTTGGAGCGCTAAGTGGAGCTGGCAAAGGCGGGTCGAACTTTACGACGTTCATCAGGATCAGGAGCGCCTTAAGCGTCTGGAACAATCCCGTATCAAGATGGACGAGCGGCAGGCCACATACGGCAAGGCGATGCAGGCCAAGGGCATGATCTTCATCCAGGGACCAGACGGTGGGCCGCAGGACGTAAACCAGGCCGCGAAGCTTGTGGTTGAAGGCAGCAAGATAGAGCGCGTGGCCCACGGAGCTCCGAGTGAAGTCATTAATCAGCAACACACAGGAGCAGACGGTGGACCTATTCGACTGGCGAACCTGAGCGATGAAGAGCTCGATAAAGAAATTGAAAGAGAGCTTGGAAGAGCCGGGACTGACGAAGGATCAGAAGGCCCACCGCCTCCAGCTGCTGCGGGAAGCAAAGAAGCGGGCGGCGAAGAAGGAACCTGAGTTTTTCATCGATGAGTTTTGCTGGCTGAAGCCTCCGACCGGGGGTAAGATTCCATTCTTGCTCTGGGCGGCACAACGCCGAGTGCTTGAGGTAATGTGCAAGCATCTTCAGGTCATCATCCTGAAGGCCCGCCGGCTGGGGCTGTCCTGGCTGGTTCTGGCCTATGCCCTATGGCTCGCTTTCTTCCGAGACAACTGCTACATCCCGATCTTTTCCACTGGTGAGAAGGCGGCGGGACGGCATATCGGCAGGGTTAAGTTCATGTATCAGAACCTGCCGGAGTGGCTGAAGGCGGATAATCCGCTGGTCCGTGACTCGATCATGTCGCTTGAGTTTAAGAATGGATCCATCCTCGAGGCTTTTGCTGATACGGAGAACGCAGCTCGAGGTGAAGGCGCCACCCTGGCTGTTGTTGATGAGCACGCGTGGCAATCCTGGGCGCGACAGAACTGGCCCGCCATCAAGCCGATCATCGACGGCGGTGGCCAGATGGTGATCGTCTCCACAGCCAAGACCAAGGCCGATCTCTTCGCGGATCTCTGGGCAAAGGCAAAGCGTGGGCTGAATAAATTCATCGCCGTCTTTCTGCCGTATGACGCCCGTCCTGACCGGGACGAAGCTTGGTGGGAGTCTGAGAAGAACGAGTATCCGGACGAGGCTCTCTTTTACCGGGAATATCCCAGGACTGAGGCGGATGCGTTTCGTTCGCCCGAGGGTCAGTTCTTCGACTCTTGGGATGGCATGGCTCACATCCTCAAGGTGCCATATAAGCCGCATCCGAACTGGCCAGTTTACGTGGCCGTTGACTTTGGCTACAACTATCCGGCGGTGCTCTGGATCCAGGAAGACCCGGTTGGCCGGATATACATCTTTGCCGAGCTGCTGCCCTCGAAGGTGACGACGGCTGAACTGGCCGAGATGATTAAGCTCAAGAAAGTAGAGCTTGGCATCGAAAAGATCGCTGGCTACTTCTGTGATCCCGCAGGCAAGGCCAAGACGGCCGCTACTGGCGAGAGTGAGATTGCTATCATGCGCAGCCTCGGGATCACGATGACTTCGATAACAAGCGGCGTTAAGGACGGCTGTGACCTTATCCGGGTCAAGCTCAAGGAGAATTTGATATTCGTCTGCCCCACCTGCTCCCGTGTGATCCAGGCATTTGAGGACTTGGTGCGTGATGTTGATAAGGCTGGGAATCTCCGGTCTGAGAACTACATCAAAGACGGAATCAACGATCATCCCATGGACGGTTTTCGCTACTACATGGTTAACCGTTGGCTTCAGCCAGCGGGCGATGCTCCGGAGACATCTGAAGGTCGAGAGTCACGTCCAATCACTGCCGGACTTCGCGGGAAGGTATTTTGATGGGATTTCGCAGGCTCGGAGAAATCGTTAGAGACAGACAGCCTGATGTCTGGAAATACCTGCATACCGAGTACGGTGTGTCGCTCAGGAAGCCCGCGCCGCCGGATTTAAGCCACCTCGAGGCGAAGTCATCAGAAGTATCCGAGCCGGTAGCGGGCAAGCTTGCCGCAGCCCTGTAGATTTTTCGAGAAAGGCCCCCCACTTGAATGACGAATCCAGACCCTTCGGAATCTTGACCATGTCGGAGCGGACGAAGACCCCGGACCGCAAGCAATATGGCGCCACCGGTACAGTCAATTATCAGGGTTTCATATCCGGCCACGAGTACAGCAACGACCTGAAGGGCACGAAGCTTCTCGATGTTGTCGATAAGATGATGTCCGATGGCACTGTGTGGGGTTCTTACATGCTGGTCACCTTGCCGCTTAGGGCCGCAACCTGGTCTATTGAGCCGGGTGATAACAAAGACGCCGCTGAGTGGGTCGAGAAGACCCTCTTTGATCTGGGTGAGGACGAGTGGGATGAGTTCCTGGTAAACGCCCTGGACTACCTGCCTTATGGCCGGATGCTCTTTGAGATGGTCTGGGCTTTCGATGAGGATGAGAAAAAGTGGTTCTGGCAACGCCTGGCTCCCAGGCTGCCGAAGACTATCCTCAGGTGGAACCGCAAGGGCGGGAAGCTGGACAGCGTGACACAGCTGGCCCAGGAGGATGACGGGGTCCACTGTGAGATGACGATCCCCGCGGAGAAGCTTGTCCTTTTTGTCAATATGAAGAAGGGCGACAACTACGAGGGTCGCTCCATCTTCCGCGCGGCATATAAGCACTGGTTCTACAAGGAGCAGTTCTATCTGATTTCAGCCCTCGCTGGTGAGCGCCAGGGACTCGGTGTTCCCTGGATGAAACATCCGCCGAACTTAGACGATGAAGACAAGGCCAAAGTCATGAAGGTCTTGGAGAACTTAAGATCGCATCAGTCGCTCGGTGTTCGTCTCGAGGCTGGATACGAATTCGGCATCGAGGGTGTCACCGGCGAGACAATGGACATGATGCCCTGGGTTAAGCATCACGATGAGAGGATAGCAGCCCAGGTACTGGCACAGTTCTCCATGCTTGGCACGACGGATACAGGCTCGCGGTCTGTGGGAGAGGTCCAACAGGATCCGTATTACATGGCTCTACAAGCCGTGGCCAAGCAGGTAGAGGCCCAGGTGAACAAGGCAATCAGGATTCTGGTCGACGTGAATTTTGCCGGCGTTAAGGAATATCCGAAGCTCTCCTGCTCGAAGATGATGGCCAAGAACATGAAGGTCATGAGTGAGGCTCTTAAGAATCTGTGCACAGCTGGCTTCGACTTCTCCGATCCGGAGACGCAGGAATACGTCCGGGAGCTCTTCGATCTTCCCACTGACATCGCTAAGAAGATCCTTCCCCCGGTGGCACCTGGGGATCCGGCGGATGAGATCCCCCCGGTTGATGGCAACCTGCCTGTGGAAACAAAGCCCTCGAAGGGACAGCCAGCGCCTGCCGGCACCGCGAAGGAGCAGGATGCCGCAATAGAAGAAGCGGCTGAGGGGTGTGAGTGTGGCGTTGAGCATTTAGCTGCCCCCACGCTCTCCGCTGATGGCGAGCTCACGACCTGGCGGGCCCCCCAGGGTGCTGAGATGTTCATGGCTCTGGCTGACATGGTTAGCGAGCAGGATCATGCCAAGGAACGCCTTGTTCAGGTCATGGAGGCGGGTGGCAAGGAAATGGTCGAACCGCTTGTCAAGCGTACTCTTCAGGCCGTGCAGATGAAGAACATAGGCTCTATACAAGACGAGGCTCCGCAGGGGCAGGATAATCTAGCCTCCCGGATTGGAAGGGTCTTTGCTGATGAGTTCAGACGCGGGCGTCAGGAGGTCCGTGATGAGCTGGACCGTCAGCGCGAGGGCAAGAGTATCAATCCGCTCATCCGTCAGCGGCAGGAGGGCAAGAGAGTCTTCAGCCTGGCCGCTGGTGATGCAAGCATCCCTGCCGAAATTTGGCAATACCTGGAGAATGAAGCGTCTCTACTGGCGGCCGCCCGGGCAGCAAAGCTGAAGACGGCGGCGCTGGTCTGGGCCAACAAGGCTATCAGGGACGGCAGCCTGGATGTTGGAACGCTTCAGGCCGTATTGGAATCCGCGGTCACAGAAGGGCTCCTGCTTTCGGCTTCGATGAAGGCGAACATCGGTTTTGGCCAGGGGCGTCAGCACGAGGCAAGCTTGCGCGAGGACGACATCGAGGCGGCTATTTACACCGCCATTCTGGATGCGTCTCTCTGCTATAGGTGCAAACCTTTCGACGACATGAAATTTGGCAGTGTCAGCGAGGCCAATGCGAAGGCTCCAGCGCCTAATCCCAACTGTGAGGGCGGGGATGCCTGCCGCTGCATGTACGTCTATGTGCTGAAGAGCGAAACCAAGCCCAGCGTAAGCGATTACAACAAATACCATTAAGGAGGATTCCAGGTGCCGTACAAGACTATTGAGGATTTGCCCGATGCGTTTAAGAACCTGGCCGACAAGCAGAAGCAGGTGGCATTGAAGGTGCTTAACAAAGCCCTGAAAGATCACGACGAGGCCACAGCTATCAAGATGGCCCTGGGCGTGGCGAAGCAGGCTACGAATATGAGCGAGGGCGATTTGCCGACGGAGGACTTCAGCAATGTGGAGCTGGCGCAGACTGGCCAGTTTAAGGACATGAACGGCAATCAAATCACGCTGACCGAGGCTGATTTCGACGCGGCAGCCGAGAGCTGGGACGCTCTGGGCGATAAGGTCATCAAGGTGCCGCTGGATCTCTACCGGGTGCAGCTCGGGCATGATCCCGGGCAGCCGATCCTGGCTTCCGACGGCATGGTTGCTGGCGGCTGGGTGACCAATGTGCGCCGCGAGGGTCAGAAGCTGATGGCCGATTTCAAGAAAGTGCCGGGCAAGATCGCCATGCTCATCCGCGCTGGAGCCTACCGGACCCGCAGCATCGGCATGAGGCGCAGTTTCGAGCACGAGGGCAAGACCTACCGCAACGTTCTCGACCATGTGGCGTTGCTGGGCAAGAAGGCCCCGGCAATCAAGGGACTCGATGACATCCTGGCCCTGTATGCCGATGCGCCGCCAGAAGATCTGACCGTAATCATCCTGAGTGAGCAAGACGACCCGGATGATAGAAAGACGAAGACTCACGGAAACAACGAAAAGGAGGTGGATTTAATGGATCCCAAAGACTTGGCAAAACTGCTCGAACTCTCCGAGGAAGCCACGGAGGAAGAGATCAACGCTGCCATCATCGGCCTGAAGGAGAAGACCAAGACGCCTGATGACGACGGCAAGGTTCTCCTGGCAGAGGATGAGCTCACACAGCTTCGCTCTGATGCCACGAAGGGTCGCGAGGCCGGTGAGGAGCTTCAGAAGATGAAGACCGAGACCAAGGTCGACGCTGGTATTCGCACAGGCAAGATCTATCCCTCGGAGCGTTCAGCAATGATCGAGTTCGCCAGCAAGGCCGGCGACACATTCGACACATGGCTGAAAGATGCCCCGGTGAAGATCAAGGCCGGCGAAGAGCTTGGCAACGGTGAGAACGAGGCGCCGTTCGAGCTCTCTGAGGATGAGCGTGCTGGAATGAAAGAGTCCGGCGTTAGCGAAGCAGTGTACATCCAGGTGAACTACCCCGAAGAGCACGCCCGTCGGGAGGCCGCTAGGAAATAGCAGCCGTCAAATATACGCATTTAGAGCCGCCAATGAGCGGCTTTTTTATTGCTCTGAAAAGAGGTGAATCAGAATGACAGCACTTGCAGCAGACGTAAATAGACAGTCCAGATCCGGCGATATCGTTGCCCGTCCCATGGATGGTGCGCCTCAGACCATCTACAAGGGCGCTCTCGTGATGAACGACGCAACCGGCTATGCCGTGGAGGGCGCGGATACCGCATCCTGCATATTCCTCGGCGTTTCCCGCGAGGCGAAGACCATCGCCGCAACTGAGACTGACGGCACCACCAAGATCCGCACTGAGAGGCGCGGACTGCACCGCTTCGCTTTCGGCGCCGGCAACGCGGCCGTGACAAGCGTCGGAACCGTCGTCTGTATCACGGACGACAACACCGTCAACGTGGCGCTCACCACCACCAACGACATACCGTGCGGCAAGATCGCGATCGTCGAATCGGCCACTGTGGTTTGGATCGACATCGAGGGCTACTGCGCGTAAACGATTTTGAAAGTGAGGTGAAATTCAATGCCAAACGTATCAAGTGATTACGTTGAGGGTGTGATGAAGGGCTGGAGAGCTCTTTATCAGGAGTCCTTCGACAAGACGACTCTCGACTGGGAGGCTGTGGCTTTCGAGAGCCCCAGCGATACTGACCAGGAAGGATATTCCTGGGTCGGTGAAGTTCCCGGTATGAGGGAATGGATCGATGAGCGCGTAGTCAAGGCTCTTAAGGACTACGACTACTCGATCAAGAACAAGAGGTGGGAGTCCACGATCGCTGTTGAGGTGGACGCCTTCGAGGACCGCAAGCTTGGCCAGTACCAGATTCGTGTCAAGAATCTTGGTAACGCAGCCGCGCAGCACCTCGATGAGCTGGTCTTCGGTACCGCCCTTGCCGGCGCTGATACAGCGCTGTGTTTCGATGGCCAGTACTTCATCGATACCGATCACCCCCTGGGTGACACCGGTACCACGTTCTCCAACAAGGGAACCACGGCCCTGAATCCGACGAGCTATGCAGCGGCCCGCGTGGCTATGCGGAAGTTCAAGAACGATGAGGGAAGGTCCATGGCGCTGGTTCCCACGGATCTGATTGTCCCGCCCGATCTGGAAGATGATGCCCACAAGATCACCGACTCCGAGTATGTAGCCGGTGGCACGGGCGGCTCCGCGACGATGACAAAGAACTGGCTGAAGGGCACGGCCAGGGTTATCGTCTCTCCGCACCTGACGGATACCAACAACTGGTTCCTGGTCTGCGGCAACAAGCCGATCAAGCCGATCATTCTGCAGATGCGGAAGCGGCCCGAGTTCAACGAGCTGACCAACGCCAACAGTAGCGATAAGGTGTTCTTCACTGACACCTACTACTTCGGCGTCAAGGCCCGTTACAACGTGGGCTATTCCCTGCCGCAGTTGATCTTCGGCTCGATAGTCGCTTAAGCGGTATGTCCTTACCAAAAGGAAATCTGGCGGCGGTCGTTGAGGCCGCCGCCAGAATACCCGCCGAGAAGATCGAGGATCTACCTACAGCCGGCGGCATGGTTTCAGGACTATTCCTGGACTGCATCCATTGTTACGCGGGCTTCTGTGGCGAGGATATCGCCATTGTGTCTCTTTCGGCCTCAGACTCGCGGCTTGAAGAGGACATGAAGAATGACATGCAGTCGCGCGGCTACCGCCTTACCGACAAGGAACGGCGCGTCAGGAAGCCGGACGGCAGGATGTTCTGGGACTACTACTTCGAGCGTGTCAGCTCGGCAAATGCCAATCCACGAATCTGGATACCAGGGAGGTCATAACTGTGCTTTACGCAGTCAGAGTGAAACCGCAACATCCGATAGGAACCCGGCACCGGGCCGGCATGTGCTTCGTGCGGGACTATACGTACATGGAAGAGGTTCCCGAGGCCGTCATTGAGGACAAGTGGCTTGAAGTGCGCGAGGCCACTGAAGATGAGGTTGAGCGCTTCGGTCCGAGGGACGAGGCGGAGATCGTCGTCAAAATATCTGGTGATTCCAGCGAAGCAGTAAAGGCGCTGGAAGAAGCGGAAGACGCTGCCACGCTTCTCTGGTTGAGCAACGTCTCTGTCAAAGACGTTATGGAGTGGGCTGCTGATGCTCTGGCAGAAGGCAACGAGGAGGCTCCCGCCCGCATTCTCCGTCTGGAACAGTCTCGCGGCGACGATGCCAGGAAGACTCTCATCTCCCAGCTCGAGGAGATCGTTACTTCGCCCCCAGATGGCGAAGGCGACGAGGATCCGCAGGGCAGTTAAATGGGCTACTGCGATATCACTGACATCGAGAGCAGGCTGTCACAGTGGCTGTCGGGAAATAATCTGAGCGAAGACACCCGGCCCACGCGCATAGATGTCGAGGGATTTATTACCGATATCGCAGCTGAGTTGGACGCTATCATCGCAGGCCATAATCTGACCGTGCCGGTGACGAATACCACGGCTGTAGCCGCGCTGAAGGGCTATAACGCCACGGGTGCTTCAGCGATCGCTGCTAATGCGATGTTCCCGGGCCAGGTAGGAGCCAATGATAAGGCTTACGGCGCGGAACTTGAGAAGTCTTACCAGACAGCGCTTAAGCGCCTCGAGGCTCCACAGCATCCCATCATCATGCTACTCAAGGAAGCCACGAGCAGCACAGGTCCTGAGAGCAATTACACCCGAGACCCGGATGCTGACGGCATGGAGCCAGTCATTACCAAAGACATGGTCTTCTGATGCTGCAAGTCACTTTCTCCCCTGGTGGCGAGGCGGGCTATGACCGTGTCTTCAGTCGCTGGGCTCACGACATCGATGACATGCGCCCGCTCTGGGAAGCCCTGGCGATGGACTTTTTCAACGTCATCGAGACCCAGCAGTTTTCGAGTGAAGGGCGTTTCGGCTCCAGTGGCTGGGACTCGCTCACCACTGGCTATGCGAAATGGAAGCGGAAGCACTACCCGGGGCGGAATATCCTCGAGCGCAAGGGCGACCTGCGCCGGTCACTGACACAGATCGGTGCTAAGGGAAACATCTTCAGGGTCTCCAAGCAGCAGATGGAGGTCGGTAGCTCCATCCCCTACGGCATCTATCACCAGAAGGGCACCAAGAAGATGGTCGCCCGTAAGCCGATCGAGCTTCCCGAATCTGCCCGGCGCGGCTGGGATAGGCAGATTTCGCAGTTCATCATGACCGGCAAGATCAGAATCGGGAGGATGAGTTGAGCGATTTAAAGCTTGGAGAGGCGATCGAGGGCGTGATTATCGAGGCGCTCATGGACGGGATGGTCATGGAGCTTGAGACTATAGAGCTCGATGAGAACGACGGGGTTCTGCTGCCTGCTCCCCGCAATGACTCTTACTACGACTATCCCGTCAAACCGCCGCTACCAGTCTACCCCGCCGTGATCGTGTTGGCTGATGGCGCCGGCTCAGACGAGCCCGCTGATTCGGCTGGAACGTGGGAAGTGAAGCAGCGCGTTTTCATCACCATGGTCTGCGGCGATCGCGACCAGTCAATTCTGCACAAGAAGTGCAAGCGCTATCTGCTTGCCGCCTTTAAAACGATCCTGGCGAGTCAGAAGCTGCCGGAGAACGGCTACACGCTGATTGCGCCATGGAACATCGAGTACATGCCTCAGATGACCACACCAGGTGGCTTCACTGAGGACGGAAGTTTGGAAATAACCATCGACAGTCTGGAGGGCTGAAATGGCAACTGAGAAGACTGAGAGGAAAGACAAGGCGGTTCCCGCTCTGGTCGTTAGCGACTCGAGCGATGAAGCCGTCACGGTCGCGGGGGTACCCAGCCCGCCGGGTGGCTACAAGCCGGGCGTGCCGGTACCAATCAAGAAGCTGGGCCTCAGCGTTTCCGAGGCTAAAAGAATCGCGCAGAACCATCCCGGCGCGATTCAGTTCATCGAAGGCGGTGAGAAGTAGTGGGTAAGCCATATCTGAAAATCGCGATGGAACAGACGCCGGGCAAGGACCCGACATCGGTGGCCAAGACCGTGACGGTGACATTTATCACGGCACTATTCGCTTGCACTGCACATGGCTTGACCGCTGGCGTAGCGGTGGAGTTTACAAACTCTGGCGGCGCATTACCCGCAGGGTTGAACGCCGATCAGACCTACTACGTCATCAGTGATGGCCTTACTGTTGACGCATTCAAAGTATCGACCACGGTGGGCGGATCAACCATCACACTGACCAGCGCCGGCACCGGGACGCACTCTGTGCTCGGCTACGTTGTGACCTCGAGCGATGCTTTCTATCTACCGTTCCAGAGCTTCAAGCCCGCAAAGAATTCTGGAAATGAGGACCGCGGCGATGAGGCTCGCAACCTTGCCGATCCCGTGGAGGGTTACCCCAACGAAGCAAATCCAAGTTGGGACTTAAAGGAGCGCGCATACCCGAACCTCATCGGCCCCCTGCTGCTTCTGTTTGCAGGTCAGGTAGCCACGACCGCGGGCGATGGGATCATCACCGACCCCGACGGGAACACCATCCCGACGGGCGCCCACCGGCACGTGTTCACGCGGAGCCCCGCACTGGTCCCTCAGTCCATAAGCGCGTGGTTCGCCGATCAGAGTCATGACGACCCTACCTCCGCCAACCGCTTCTTCGGCCGCATGGCTGGTGTTGCTCTTGAGAGTCTGAAACTCTCGGGCAACAAGGGCGCCCTCTCGATGGACGCCAAGGGAAAGGCGCTCTATCAGAAGAGGATCGGCGATCCGGGGTTGACACCGGTGCTGCCGGTCACATCCCTTCTGCCCTGGTCCTACGGCCAGATGGTGCTGACCTGGCTCACGGGTGGCGCCACGAGGGAGGACTTCGACCTAAACTTCGAGCAGAAGCTCTGGTTTGGATCTGACAACAGCCGGTCCAGCCTTTTCCCCACAGCCGTCGAACAGGACAAGGAATACCGGCAAATCAGCGGTTCGGTATCGATGCGCAGCTTGGACCCGACTGACTGGGACGCGGTCCAGAACGCCACCACGTTCGCGGCACTCGCGAAGTACGCGAGCCTCCAGAACATCGGCGCCACATCCTACCCCTACCGCATGTGGGTAGACATGCCGCGCGTGAGTCTCACCAAGGGTGACGATGGGACGATCGAGAACAACCCCCGGCGCCCCTACAAGATGGACTTCCTGGCCTGCTACGACGACACCGCGGCTTATGCCTGGAAGATCACGCTGGTCAACGGTGTGGCGGGCTACAGGACGGGGCTGAGCTAGATGAGGTTCGTTAAAAAGAATGAGACAGTCCGCTATCCTACATCTGGCGGTGGCTGGGTCGAACTCTACAAAGAGCTCACCGGGCCGGAAGAAAAGAAGCGCCGCGCGGTCTACCGGGCCGCCGCTCTCCGGCTGTCTTCCAAGGATATCGAGGCGGCACAAGCCGGAAGGGTTGATACGCCTGGTGTTGATGTCATCGTGGCCGATGTCGAGGTGGCGCTCGCGGACTTTGATGTGCCTCACTATCTGGCCGACTGGAGTGAGAGCATACCCTGCACTCCGGAGAACATAGCCAAACTTGATGATCCCTCATATGAGGAGCTGCTTGAAATCATCAAAAAGCATCGTGACGCTACCGTGCCCGACAAGGCCGCAGTAAAAAACTCAGAACCCTCCTCGGCTTCTACTTCGACGAGATCAACGTCTTCGACGCCGCCTGCAGAGAGCCCGAAAGAGACGAGCGAGGAGAGCCCACCGGCCCCAGCGAGTACGACTCCATCACCAGCTGGTGGCATGTAGTAGACGAGATAGAGATCTGCCGTGAAAACGGCTGGCTCCCCTGGCCTGGCGGGCTTCGGGACCAGCCGTTTTCTTTTACCACGATCCTTGAGCTTTACAACGAGGCGCTGCGGTACCGGCGCACTAAAGACAAAAGGGAAGGCCGCTAATTGGCTTCGCGTGAAGAAATCATATTGCGAATAAAGGGCGATTCGTCCTCTGCCGTCGCCGCGCTCAAGGCCACGGGTCATGAGGTCAGCAACCTCACCGGCAAAATGGGAAAGATGCAGAGGGTTGAGGCTGGTGAAGATTCTGGCGGCGCCGGGTTCGGCACCGGACTCATCGCGGGGGCGAGCAAAGCCAAGGTTGGTCTTGCGGCCGTGGCGCTTGCCATAGGTCTTGTGGGAAGAGAATCCCTACAGGGTGCCTCTGACTGGGAAAAATACGGCACGATCCTGAGTAACGTATTGGCCGGTGGTCAGGAGCAGGCCCAGTCGATGTTAGCCTGGCTTGGTGACTTTGCCAAACAGACACCCTACGAGCTCGAGGAAGTTGTCAAGGCAGCGGTCAAGCTCTCCGCCTATGGAATTGACGCGACAAAGCAACTCCAGATCCTTGGTGACACCGCCTCTTCCATGGGCAAACCCCTCAATGAGGCAGTAGAGGCCCTGGCCGATGCGCAGACCGGCGAGTTTGAGCGTCTCAAGGAGTTTGGCCTCAAAGCTGTCGATATCAGCAACCTCACCGAAGATCAGTTGAACAAGATCCCCGAGGCCCTGCGCGCCACGTCTGACACCGCTGTCCTGTATACCGACAAGATGGGCAAGGAGCAGGTGGCGGCGATGAACCGCAATAACCGCGAGATGGTCACGGCAACGGTCACGGGGATCTGGAACGATCGCTACGCCGGCGGCATGGAGAAGCTCTCCAAGACCTGGACCGGCATCTGGAGCAACGTTGTCGACAGCGTCAAGGGTTCGCTAAGAGATATCGGTGGAGCGATTCTGCCATATCTTGAGCAGTGGACCAGCTTTGGACTGGAAAAGTTTAACCAGCTACAGGCATTTATAAAGCAGTTCATCACCATCTGGCGCGACGGCAGTTTTGTCGAAGCGATGAAGCAGTCGTTTGGCACAACCGGCCAAGTAATCGGAGAAGCGCTAACAGGTCTGGTCGATGTACTTAGGACCACGGGTGGCTGGCTGCTCGAAAAAGGCACCGCCATCTGGGAAGCGATCAAGGGACCGCTCGGGGATACGCTCCAGTTCATGATCGATTTCGTCGGCACCTGGCAGGGCGTCGGTTTTATGGACGCTATCGAAACCTCCTTCGGCCCCGGTGTGCGCGACAGGATTCAGTCCGTGGTAGATGCTTTTGGCAGCGCAAAAGATGTCATCGGCGGCGCGATTGAGGGCATCGCCGCAGCCTTCCGAAATCCCACGGTACAGGCCATCTTCGGTGATATCTGGGATCGCGTGAAGGATGGGGTCAACCAGATGCGCGAGGCTTTCGACAAGATGGCGCCCGCCCGTGAATCGCTGATGAACGCCCTCTCCAAACTGAAACCCGTGCTGGAGTGGGTAGCGAAGATTGTCGGTGGGGTCCTTCTCGGTGTGCTCTGGCTGGTCTCTGCAGCGTTTCAGGGTGTCGCTTATGCAATCAACTTTGCTGCTCCGCTGATTAACAAAATAGCCGCCAATGTAGAGTGGCTGGCAGGCGTACTCGGCAAGTGGGTCAGCTTCATGACCGGCACGGTTTTGCCCGTTATCATCAGCGTTTTTCAGTGGATATGGAACAAGACCGAGTGGTTCCGGAACCTCATGGCCGCCGCGATCCACGTCGTCATTGCAGTCTTTCAGCTTCTCTGGAACAAAAGCACGGAAATATTCTGGGGCATCTATAACGCCATCAGTGGCGCGATCGGCAGTGCTTATGACTGGGTCTCAGATAAGGCCACCGCGATTTATGACTTCCTGGTGAACAAGTTCACTGCCGCCAAAGACAAGACTGTGGAGATCTGGAACCAGATTCGGGATGCTATCTGGGGGCCGATTGAGACCGTCTGGAATAAGCTTAAGGACTTCGGCAGTTTCCTCAACGGCCTCTTCGGAATCGGTGGCGGTTCAACTCCAGCAGACCAAACGGGGGCAAGTGTTCCCTCTGGAAACTCTTTCGGCGGAAGCGGCTTCTCCATGACTCAGCTGCCAGGTATGGCGGGCAGTTACATTCAAGACATCAAGCACCAGGTCGCCAACTGGATCCGCGAGAACGTCCCCGCGATCGGCGGCTGGATAGCGGACTACTTCGACGACCGTGAGCCCGCCTGGATCTCCGGCGTCAAACGCATGGTCGACTGGCTCAACGCGCAGGTCGGCAAGCCTTACATCTGGGGCGGCGGGCATCCGCCGGATCCGAACCTGCCCGGCTATGACTGTTCCGGCCTGGTCTCCTCCGCGCTTCAAGTCGGCGGCTTTCCGGCAAGCGGCACCACGTTTGACTTGATCGAGCAGGTCCGATCGATGTCCTCGATGGCTGCCAAAATGATGCCCATAGCGCTCGGATTCTACGGCGATCTCTCACACGTCGGTATCGGAGTTATGGGGAAATGGTGGGAAGCGACACCGCCTAATGTTATCGGTCCGGGATCCGCGAGCAGCTCATGGGATCTCTACGGCGTGCCGGCGCTCGCTGAGGGCGGAGTCATCAGAGGGCCGGGGATGTACATCGGCGGCGATAACTTCAGTGGCGTGGAAGTCGTAATGCCGCTTGAGCGGGCGGGAGAGCTTGGCTTCGGCAAGCAGCAACCCGTCAACGTCCATCTGCACTTCGACAAGGGCATGGAATGGCTCAAGCAATTTGTTCGTGTCGAGATAGATGATGTGGCACAGTCGGCGGTCACTGGCGCAAACAGTAGGGTGAGGAGTTAGCATGGCGGCCCCCAAACTGATAATCGAAGAAGGCGGCCCATACCAGTTTAACTTCAACGATGACGTAAACGCCCGCCTGCAGCTCGGCTTCGAGATCCCCAAGGCAGATTATAACGAGCAGGGGCAACGCAAACGCGAGCGCGGCATGACGCTGGGGCTGGGTGACTATAACAAACTGACGATCCCGATCCCGTTCAAGCTCCTGGGGAACGCGAAGGACGCCCTTCTGCTCAAGCAGCGGACGCTGATTAAAGCTTTAAACCGGTCCCGCAACGTCCTGACCTGGAACCCGGACCCGGACACCTGTTCGGATGTGTATTTCGCCACCTACCCAAGCCCGCTGGACATGGCGCTCGACAAGGGTTTCTATGCCACGAACCGTGGGCTGATAAAAGTTGAGCTCCTGGCCGACGCACAACCCTACCCTGCCGAGGCAACGGTATTTGACCAGGTTGTGGGGCTGGCGCAGATGGATGGAGAGACCGGAGAATGGTCGGGTAACAGTTTCAGCGTGGACACGACCCGTTACAGGGCGGGAAGTAAAAGCGCCCGGACGGCCGCCGCGACCTTGGCTAATTCGTGGCTAATCCGGAATGCCGTTACTGCGTTGAACCTGACTCCGTTTCTGACCACCGGCTGGGTGACCGCCGCGCTACAGCTGGATACCGTTCCTGAGACGATGGACAAATTCATAGTTCGTATCGGCAATGACGTCCTCAATTATCGCCAGTATGACCTGACCGCCAGCTTCGGGAACACCGGGTTCGTGGTCGACTGGCAACTCCTGTTCTTCAACCTCAATGCCCCAACCGCCGTTGTAGGAACCCCAAGTATGACCGCCGCTAATTATTTTGTTTTCGAGGCAGACATGGCCAGCGGAAGCGGCCCCGCATTCAATGTCGACAATGTGCATGTCGTCAACGGGAAAGCTTGCAACGTGAGAGGACAGACACCGCTGCCGATCACGATCTATGACATTGGCGGTGAGTATGAGTGTGGTTTTAAGGCCGACATCAGGGCCTCACAAAAAGTTGACCTGGCTGTTGGCGATGGTGAGACCGGGGAGTGGAGCGCAAATAGCGTTTCAGCTGTAGCGGTTGTTCCGCCCGGCACCCAGTACAATATCCAACCGCTGTCCGGCTCGAAGATGATAGAGGTAAAATACATAGCGGACACAGCGGGCGGGGCCGTGAGAAACCCCGCGGGCAGCGGACTGGATTGTTCAAGCTTAAGCACCGGCTCGATATCATTCGCGATCAACCCTTGGCCGCACCCGGACTTTGGTCTTGAGATCCGCATCGGGAACAGCTCCGTTAATTATGTCAAGAAGAACTATTCGTTCGTTGCTTTGGCCTTTGGTGGCCAATGGCGGACCTTCAGTTTTGATGTTAGCAGTATGGCAGTCGGTGTCGGGACGGTTAACTGGGCCAACCCGATTGACTATGTGGAATTTTATATTACGACCGGCAGTCCTCAGACTTTCAACCTCTACATCGACGAAACCTTTGTTTGCGAGCCCGGCGGCTCCATTGATGAACTGTGGCTCACCAAGGGTGGCGAAGAAGCCCTGGCGGCGTGTCCGGGAGTAATCAGCTTGCCTGAGTCCTCCCCACCCGCTCCCGCGGGCGGCTCGTGGGAGGTGACCCCTACACCCACCAATCTGGCTGGGGCGTTCGGCGGCAGTTATTACAGTTGGACTATCGGGACGACGGAGAAAAGGGTCTTCCCGACCAAACTCCTGGCGAATCTTTACGCTGGCGAATACCGTCTGCTGGCACGTATCAGGACCAATGACGCCAACGGCGGCTCTGTTCGCTTCTACGGCTACGATGAGCACTCAGGTGAATGGTCGCTCGGTGACACAGTGCCCGTGGGATACAACGGCGGGAACTGGCAGACGATCGAGATAGAAGAGGTCGGCCTACCCTTCGACGGTTTCCACCGGGACGCAGACCTGACAAAAACATTCATGATCCTGGGGCTCGGGATCACCTCCGCGCAGGCAGCTAAAACCTGGGACGTGAACGTCATCGCGGTTCCCAATGTAGACGGCGGCGCCCGTCACTTCTCACCGGCTGTTGGCCGCAGGTACAACTGCTTCGATAGCAGATACCACGACAGCCCGGGATATTCACAGTCTGCCTCTGCCGACTCTACGGCGCACAGTGTCGCCAGACAAAAAGCCATCGGTGATCTACTGGCGCTGGATCTGGACATAAATAATCTATTGATCCAGGCCGGAGACTCCACGTCGCCGAATATCGTCGCCAGCGCGTTCATCACGAAGCTCACCTATGTGCCCAGGCTCAAGAATGGCAAAGACTGATGGCCGAAGTAAGCATCAAATTTCGAAAAAACGCGGTTCGCGGCAGTACCTCTCCAGGTGATTGCATCAACCTGCGTCACCCCCTCTGCCCCGACGGAGCTGATGGAGTGAAGTTCGGGACGATACTCCAGGGCGGCGATGGGCCGCTTACGTTCAATATTAAGGACCGGGGTCCAGAGTCCAGGTGGCCGGGCATAAAGAACGACGCCGCTGAGATTTACTACGGACTGGAGCGTGTAACCCAGCATTCCATCTATGAAGTCCAGCGCAATGATATGGAAGGGACGCTGGATTACAGCTGTCAGGGGCATGACGCGCATTATGAGAAGGGCGTTGCACTGACATTCATCGTCACCGACAAGACTGTAAGAGACTGGATTCTACAAGTTATGCTCGGCACGCCGGCAGCTGAGGGCTGGCTGGGTGCCAACGTTATGGCGCCGTTTGTGAACAGCTCCCAGAAATACATCGATACGATGGAGACAGCTGAGAACCCGACGCTGCACATCGGCTGGCCGGAGACAGCAGCCAGCGAGCAGATCATTAGCGACCTTCTCAAATACTGCGATTTCGCGCGTGGCATATTCCCGGGGCGGGAGGCCAAGCCCAACGGACTCGGCTGTTATGTCTACTGGCAGCACCGGACCCGGGGCAAGAAACCGAAGTGGTACATCACCAAGGACGATATGGCGCAGATCCCCGGTGGAGGGTTCAAGGTTAAGCTGGACTGGTCGAAATATTGCAACCGTGTAGCCTGCTGGTACAAGGATCTTAACGGTGCCTCCCAGGTCCAGGTGGCAGAGGATGCGGCCTCTCAGGCCAAATACACGCCTGGGTCGAAGGAATCCTACCGATTCGACGCGCAGGCCATCAGCGGCTATCTGACGGCTGCTCAGGCGTATCAGGCGGCCCTGACGTACCTCACCATTAACAAGGAGCCGCAGCCCAAAGGATCGATCGTCATACCGCTGAAAAAGATTCAGAAGATCGGTGGCGGGATGCAATGGTCCGGCTTCATGCGCGCCGGGGACATTGTCCAGGTCGAACGTGACGAATACCGGGCCTTTGACGAGGCCAACCCTCTTGACAATTACAACGCCTACCTGGTCGAGCAGACCAACGTCGACGTTAGCGCCGGGACGCAGGAGCTCACGACTTCCGATGTCCCAGGCTCTATGGAATCCCTGTTGCAAACATTACAAGCGGCCTAAAGGAGATCCGAATGCCAGAAGATTTTGTAACCAAGAGTGAGTGCGCGCGCAGCCATGAGGGGCTGAAGCGTGAGAATGACCTGAGCAATCAGAACGTGACGACGGCGATAGACGGTCTCACGACACAGATCGGCAAGCTGTGGGATGTGATGGAGGTTTTCCGCACCAATTATCGCAATCACGTCCCGCCCTGGACGGCGGCTGTGATGACGCTCGAAGCGCTGGCCGTTGGCATTTTTGCATCGAGGGCTTTCCTGTAGATCCACAATCGATATCACTTTGCCCCCACGGCTCCTGAAAGGGGCTTTTTTAATGCGCTTAATCGACTCACCTTGTGGCAAATATAACGGTCTCGCTGATGTGCGCGTGTGCGTATTACATCACACCGCCGGAGGCTTAAACTCGGCGCTGGCGACGCTGTGGGGCAGTGCTGAGGTCTCCATAACTTTTCTGATCTCGAAGGCAGGAGACATCTTCTACGGTGTGCGCATGGGGCGGCGGGCATGGCACTGTGGGCGCAGTAGGTGGAGGGGCATTCAGGATGGTAGTGATTCGGTAAACGGTCTCAGTATCGGCATAGAGCTGGAGAATGACGGCGATGGAAATGACCCGTACCCTCAAGAGCAGCTGGACGCTCTGGACTGGCTGCTGGTGGATTTCGTAAAGCCCGCGGTCGGACTCATTCCAAACACACGCCACAGAGATATTTCCCTCGAAGGAAAGATCGACCCCTCGGACAATTTCCCCTGGCATCTATATGCCGGTGGCATAGAACAGGTCGAAAAACGAACCCTCGGAAAATCAATGGAGGTTGAAATGGCAGACATAGAAAGTGTGCCGCTTATCAAAGAGGTGGCAGAGCATCCGCTGGGCCATGAAGTCTACAGCCTGATCTGCGATGAAAACATGGAGGATGACTGGCTGGTAGCGGGGTATCCACATTACGCGCCGGGAGCGATTGGCGTGGACGGGAAGCCGCAGCCCGAAAGCATCAACGTCGATATCTGCGCTACGGATTTCGACGGCAAAGTGATTAAGAATATTGCACATACCAAGCTCGGCGCACCTCACTTTTACCTGGCGCCGAAACTGCCCGAGATCGGCGGACCTTTCCGGCTGCAGGTCGATTATGACAAGCCAGGACTCGGCACACCGCCTTATGTCCGCCGGATCCGGGTTAAGTGAGACGCACGCCGCTCAGACGCGGGCAGCCGCTCAAACGAAAAACGACGGTTGGCCGGCCACAGAGAACCCCCCGCCAGAAGATCATCACCAAGCTGGATAACCTGGTCTCGAAGATCATCCGGGAACGAGACGGTCACTGTGTCGTCTGTGGCACGACTGAGAACTTGCAATGCGGCCACCTGTTCTCAAGAACCCACCACGCGACCCGCTGGGATCTCCGGACTGATGGAAACTGCCACACACAATGTGGCGGCTGCAATATGCTCCACGAGCACGACCCGGCGCCGTACACCCTCTGGTACATTCACAGGTTTGGACTGGAGCGCTACGAGCGGCTCTACTCCGAGCACAAGACCCCGGCGAAGTGGAGTACCGCGGAGCTGGAACTTCTATACGCAGACATAAAGCGGAGCCAAGCCCCGGTGCCGGTGCGGCGAAGCGCCTGATGGCGGCCGCCGGGCGTGACCCTGGAATTGACAACCAGGCGCCGGGGCTACAATTTCAAACAAATTGGAGGTAATAAAATGCAGTGGGCATTGATGTACGGGAAATTATTTGGTGGCGGTCAAGCGCCACTACAGCTGGATGATGACGACAATCTGAAGACCACCCTCGGCCTTCTCGTCGGTGGCCGGGCGGGAACACCGCTGCCCCACGACTCAGTTGACGTCGTGCAGAAAACGAAAGGGGAGGTCACGACGGTTCACAACGCAATCACCGCACCTGCTCTTTCAAGCGCTGTCGATTGCACGGGATACAATGGCCTGCTCATTGATTTTAACGTAAGCGCCTACACTTCAGGGTCGGTCGTTCTTAAAGTGAAGGCCGCGATTGACGCGACCGGGACGTATGGTGACCTGTATATGTACGTGGCAACCTGCGTCCAGAACACAATCGCACTCGGGGCTGCAAGCCGTATAATCATTCCGTTTTTCCACGGTCTCCCTGATTCAATAAAAATCGACATCAGCGGGACGTTTGTCGCCACGGCGACCGTCAAAGTCCAGCCGTACATAGTCTGATGGGACGGACAGCCACAATCAGAACGGCGGTGACGCGAACAGCAGTTACCAGAACGCCAATAACTAGAGCGGCGTTCCCTGACTGGCTGAATAAAATCTACACCGACTCGCTGGTATTAGACCCCACCTTCGCTGCGAATCCAGAGGAGCTGTATTTCCACGGGTACATAAACGGAAAGCTGTATTTCGGCCAAGGACACGCCACGACCGCAGGCAAGGAATGGTACTGCGACCCCGACGGCTCGAACTTGATCGAGATATATTCGCACACGGGAATCAATATGTGGGCGTCAACCTACAGCGCAGCCGACAAGAAAATCTACCTCGCAGGAGAGGCAATAGAATCGGGTTCACAATGGAGGATGGCGGTCGGAGTTATTGACGTTGACCCGCTTTCCGCAACGTACAATCAGGTGACGCTGACACTCATCGTTTCGGACTCCGCAGGAAAAGCAACGGGCGGCTGCAATCGTCTGTTTATGATTTACGACGATGCCGCCAACAACAGGCTGATTCTCGGAGAATGGCCTGCCGATACTGGCGCACCGAAGAATACAACCGGAAGCGATTATCCTCATGGCACAGGGTTATGGACTGTACCAAAAACCAGCCTGAATGACGATGCAACCTACGTCCGAGGTATAGAAATATACAACATCGACCCCGTGGATGGACGCTGGCGCAGCATCGTTAAATTCGGCGGTCTGTACTATGCGTTTTTCTCCACTAGCGAATGGGAATTACGCTCAAGTCCTGACCTGATTACGTGGACGAAGGTATCTCTTGGTGGTGGTTACGATAACGCCAGCCCCGTAGTCAGCACCTTCCACGATGCGATGTTTGTGATTCGCTGGACACCGTGGGATGAGCCGAGGGCTGATAACAAACGTCTGATTATTTACAAATTCGACGGCACGACGTGGACGGAAATCGCGGCTCTCGACAGACCCGATTGGGAACATTCCTCCATGATAGAAACGCCAGACCACAATCTGCTGGTATTCGTGGACTCTGGCAAAAAGCATTACACGTATCTGGTTGACCCGACGACTGGAGGGTACAAGCGAATCCTCGATTATATTCCGGACAATATGGCCCATCTGTACCTAACCGGGAATGAGGGACGCTGGAACGGAAACACGATGTATTACGGAACGCAGCTGACGAACGCTGGAACATCAGCGAACTTGAGAAAGCTCGTTATATCCTGACCAAAGGAGATGATGCGATCGCTATAAACCTGCAAGTAGCACGTCTGACGTACTAACTACAGGAAGGGGGAAGGCACCCCCGGGAAGGCAATATCGATCATGGAAAAAACATACGACTAGCACTCTTCGGAGCTGCCATTGTGGCGGCTCTTTTTATTGCATTGGTTATCCAGGCACAGAACGCGGAGGGACAGGATGAAAAACCAGATATCGAATGGGGAACCCTGCCCACCGCTGTATCTCCAGACACAGGGGGTTCTCTCCTCGCCTCGTGCGCGGCGTCGGCTTGCGTGGCTGGCAAGGCTTCTGAATTGGCGCGACGGAATGAGGCTCAGAGGATAGCAAACGAGCTCCGGCTGGCAGTCTTGGAAGAGGCCAAAGAGGAGGCTACCAGACCGCTCCCGGCGATGAAGCCCATCGGTGATGAGCCACCAGCCTCTCCTGCCCCCTCAGGCGGGCGCACAGCTACTTTCGAGGCCACAGCCTACTGTGACCACGGAACCACCGCGGACGGCACACACACGGCCTGGGGCGTCATCGCCGCTGGCCCTAGTTATGCGTTCGGAACCAGCATGTACGTGCCTGGCTACGGTTCTGCCGTAGTGCATGATCGAGGTGGCGCCGTGTCTGATGGCGTCATTGATTTATGGATGCCCACCTGTGGAGAGGCAATTCAGTGGGGCAGACGGTCGGTGGCGGTGACGATCTACTGAGGTTGATGTCAAGCAGTTTTAGTGTCTAAGTAAAACCGCTGCCGATTTTCCCCGATTCAAAAAACCCCTGCAAATGTGGCACGGACCGGCTGCGATCGCGGATCCGGGGCCCCAGCTGCCGCGGTCTACCACAAATCGAGCGTTTTTAGGAGGTGATCTGAATGGAAAATCTAATCATGGTTCTCGTCTCTGTCGCCGGTCTCGGCCTGGTGGTCACAAAGATCGTCGATGGTGTCCGTAACGCAGCCGACCCGAGCGATAGCCCCCGGCTGAAGGTCGTGTGGAACATCCTGGCCTTCGTCATCGGCATCGGCATGGCCTACGTCTGGAGCGATATGGGCGGATTCGTCATCCTTGGCGCTGGTCCCACCACCTTCGGCACCGGCCTGCTTATCGGCGCGGTTGCCTCTGGCTGGCATGAGGGGCTGGATAGGTTGTCGCCATAATAAAAACATAACTCTTGCGGCGGGCGCCACCTGGCATTCGCCGCAGGTGCACTCCCCGAAAGCCCGTCTGTCCTCACCGATAGGCGGGCTTTTAATGTCCCTAAAATATTATTCGAAGCTAACGAGTTCACTATAGTGATCCACAAAGGCCGGACATTTATCATAATCGACACCGCTAGGGTTAATCTTGTCCGATGTGGCCCGACTTATATTGATAACTATAAGCTGCCGATCATGTTCATTGCCGTATGTGTCTTTTGTTGTGCCATGCGGTTGGAAAATAAGACTGTTTATGGATCCCTCGTTGCCATAGATCTGTTTGGCCGTTTTTACTGAGTCTTCGCAGACCTTACGTTTAATAGCATCGCCATCCCAGGCGTACTCATCGGAGGCAAACTGAATGATAGCCTCCCCCGTAGCTCCCACTTCAGCAGAACGAAATCTATCCTTGAGAACCACCTTCGATGACTGCGCTATATTTTCCTGAGGCGTTAGCGGAGGGGGTGGTTGTACCACCGCCTGAGTCGTTTTAACCTCTGGCTGCGTCGCTATTGTTTGCACATCGGTCGCTTCGACGACTGTGCCCGTTTTCGGTTCTTCTTTCTTGCCCGCTCCAGTAATTGCGCCTATCACTGCGAGCACGATAACCCAGAAGGTGAAAAAGGCTATTACGCTGGGAATTACGATGAGTGGTAAATACTTGGGTTTCAAAACAACCTCCCCCGTGATCTTTTAAGAGCTGAAACACTACCACAAAAATAAGTTCATGTAAACGATAAGTAATCCTGATGGACACGAGATGATAATTTCTTTCAAAAACACTTGCATACGTTCAATAATTATTATAGGATTCCCTTAATGGTAAAACTGTACAAACTCAGTAATGTACGCGAAGCCATGACGAAAGCCACAGGAAAACCGATCGCAGGGAATTTGATGGATTACTACACGAAGCGTGATGATTTTCCAAAGCCGGTTATTTCGGAGCCGATCAGGCTATGGGATGGCGGCGAGGTTGACGCATGGGTCGCACAAGAAGCCCGCAGGAGGATAGCTAGTTAG